CCGACTGAGGCAGTTTCAGCCCCGCATTCACTATTCCATCGCGCGTACGCGAGAATTTTTAATCAATGGTACCGCGATGAAAACCTGCAAGACTCTGTTCCGGAACCTCATGGTGACGGGCCAGATTCAGACTCAGACTTTGTTCTGCTACGTCGAGGCAAGCGCAAAGACTATTTCACTAGCGCCTTGCCCTGGCCTCAGAAGCAAGATTCCCCCGTCACACTTCCCCTCGGCGAAACCGCACCGGTTGTCGGCATCGGACCCTTAAACCAGACATACAACGCCGTCGCGGTTAACGTCTACGAAACCGGTCAATCCGGCTCAACAGCGTATTCAAGCGTTAAAGCTCTCGATACCGCCGGCGGCGGTACCTGGTACGCAACCGAAGACCCGGACAACACTGGATTCCCTGGGATATACGCTAATCTCAATGAGGCGACTGCCGCATCAATCAATGAGCTTCGGCAGGCATTCCAGGTGCAACGCCTCCTGGAACGCGACGCCAGGGGCGGAACCAGGTACCAGGAACTGGTCCGCAGCCATTTCGGCGTTACCAGCCCGGACCAGCGCCTCCAGCGCCCCGAGTATTTAGGGGGTGGTTCCGCAAACCTGATAGTTTCACCTATAGCACAAACGTCGCAGACCGACGCAGCTGGAACTCCACAGGCAAACCTCGCCGCCGTGGGCACCTCATCGGCAAACGGCATAGGATTCACGAAATCCTTCACAGAGCATTGTCTAATCATTGGTTTGGTGTCAGCTAGGGCAGACCTGACGTATCAACAGGGCCTGCCCCGAATGTTCACCAGGTCATCCCGTTATGACTTTTATTGGCCAACGCTGGCCCATTTGGGTGAACAGGCCGTGCTAAACGGCGAAATCTATTTCCAGGCGGACCCAGCCGATGACGAAGTCTTCGGCTACCAAGAACGGTTCGCGGAATACCGATACAAAAACTCCATGATCACCGGCAAATTCAGATCCACTGATCCTCAGACCCTGGACTCTTGGCATCTAGCTCAAGAATTCACCACCTTACCCGCCCTTAACGATGCCTTCATCCAGGACGATCCGCCGGTAGATCGAGTGATAGCAGTCGAAGACGAACCTCATTTTATCTTTGACTCCTTTCAATCAATGCGATGCGCCCGGCCCATGCCTCTTTACGGCGTCCCTGGCTTAATCGACCATTTCTAATCGAAGCTGCCCTCTGCTCGGTCCCGAAAGGGACCAGGCAAAGGGGGCGGCAAACAAGCGGAGCGCGTTAGTCTTATGGAACCATCAACAACAGCAGCCCTTATAGCGGGCGGCGCTGAACTCCTTGGCGGAGCCATGGGCATATCCGGTTCTAAGGATATGGCCAAAAATCAACGCCGATTTATCACCAAACAGATGCAAAACGCCCATCAATGGGAAGTACAGGATCTCCGTGCAGCAGGACTGAACCCTATTCTCTCTGCCGGAGGCCCTGGCGTCCGTGGCGGCACAATGGCATCACCACAAATCGGCAATATAGTCGGCCCAGCGGTTTCCTCCGCTATGGCCGCAAAAAGACTCAGCCAGGAACTAAAAAACATGAAATCTCAGGAGTACGCTAATCGTACTCAAGGCGCCCTAAACGACCAAAACGCAGCAAAATCAAACGCAGAAGCTATGCTGGCGCGGGCGCTCTCACTCGAAGCAAAAACCCGAACAACCGGGTATCAATTTCAGAACGCAAAGACCGCCCTTTCTATCCCGGAAGCTCAGGCTTCCAACGCATTCTGGTCAGGAATGATGGGCGGCGATATGGCCAAAGCCATGAAACAATTCGGCATCGAACCCGGCGGCGCTCTCGCCGGGATCTTCAAAGCCTTCACTCAATACAACGCAGGCAAAACAAAATGACCAAAAAAACGACCGAATCCGGGTATCCCCGGATTCGTAACGCTTACTCGCCCAAAGTCAAAGTACCCGCCCGCAAGGGCGGCCCGTCCAGGACTAAACAATCTTTCAAAAAGGAAACTGACCTTAACTACCTGATAGCCAGGTACCAAAAAACCGGACAATTACCGCGAATCTCAGATCGCAAACCCCAATTCGGCTATGCCCCTTCCGTAGACTTCCAGGAAGCTCTGGAACTGGTCGAAACCGCGAAAAGCAACTTTAATTCGCTACCGTCCCACGTCAGGGAGCGTTTCCATAACGATCCCGCTACTTTCCTCTCTTTTGTCGAAAATCCAGAAAATGCAGACAAATTCGCTGAATACGGCTTAGAATCAGCCAGAGACCCAATAACAGCGCGGCCGGAGGACGCGACGAACAGCACAGTTGATCCTACTAGATCTCTAACTGTGCCAACTGACACCAAACCCACCAAACCCGGCCCCGAAGGGGCCGAAAATTTGACATAACGGAGTCAACATAATGCGACGTACCAAGCTCAAAAAATCCAAATCCAGGAAAATGTTCAGGAAAGGCGCCTCCAGGCACAATTCCATGAACGATATGGGATCTATCCAACGTGGTGGATGGCGATTCTAAATGGCCTGCTTCCGACCCCTCAAAGGTTGGCAGAAGCTAGGTTCATGCGGCATCACCTTCAATCGAAACCAGTCGAACACCCTCCCGATGCAAGTCCCTTGTGGACAATGCATCGGCTGCCGGGTCGACCGCGCCCAGGAATGGGCCGCAAGGTGTATACATGAGTCTCACCACCACGAAAGGAACTGCTTCATCACGCTGACCTACGATGAAAAACATTTACCCCAATATGAGGAACTGAGGCCCGACCATTGGCAAAAATTCATGAAAAAACTCCGGAAAAGAGTCTCGCCGAAAAAGTTGAGATACTTTCACAGCGGCGAGTACGGGGAACTCAATCAACGTCCGCATTACCACGCGCTCTTGTTCGGCTGGGAACCTACGGACAAAGTAGTGCACTCAAAAAGGAAAGGAGTGACTTTGTGGACATCCGAAACACTCCAAGAAATTTGGGGCAAAGGCTTTTGCTCCATTGGAGAACTTACAAAGGACAGCGCGGGCTATGTGGCCCGCTATACCCTCAAAAAACTAACTGGCGACAGATATTTCGCACTGAGTTCACTAGACTTTTCAACAGGCGAAATAAATGAGCTGCAAAACGTCTACGCGACCATGAGTCGCGGCGGTAAACACGGCAAAGGCATTGGCCACCAGTGGATCAAGGAATTCACAACTGATGTCTATCCCGACGATTTTGTTATAATGCCGGACGGCAAACAGCAGAGAGTTCCCAGGTTTTATGACAAATACCTGGAACAAACTCACACGGAGTTCTACGAATCAATCAAAAAGGAGAGAAAAAAGCGAAGCAAAAAATACGTGGCCGACAATACACCAGAAAGACTTTCCGTCCGCGAGGAAGTCAAAAAAGCCAAAATTAACAAACTAGTGAGGACACTATGAAACAGCTAATTTTTTCAATTTACGACCAGAAAGCACACGCCTATCTTCCTCCGTTTTTCATGCATACCGAAGGCATGGCAATCAGGGGCTTCGCAGACGCCTGCAACGACAAAGACCATGCTTTCGGAAAACATCCCCACGACTACACCCTCTTTAACTTCGGAACCTTCAACGACACAACTGGCCACTTCGACCTGAAAACTCAGGGCGAAGTACTTCATAACGGCCTCGAATTAGTTCGAAACGCCGAAGACGAAGATCAACCGCAACTACCCTTTGAGGATACAAACCCGTGAAATCTCATATGACCCACTCTTTCAGCAAGGTCCCTGACGTTGACATACCACGGTCATCGTTTGACCGATCGTTTTCGCACAAAACTACATTTGACGCCGGGTACCTGGTTCCCATCCTCGTCGACGAAGCACTGCCAGGCGACAGCATCACTTACAATATCAACGCGTTCGCCAGGCTGGCGACGCCCATCAACCCCATCATGGACAACATGAAATTGGACTATCACTTCTGGGCGGTGCCGATCCGCACCATATGGGACAATTTTGTAAAAATGATGGGTGAACAGGAAAACCCGGGCGATACAATCGACTACGTCACGCCCAAACTATCTATCGCAGCACCACCGGACGCGGAAACGCTAAACGATTACTTCGGACTACCGACTGAGGCAGTTTCAGCCCCGCATTCACTATTCCATCGCGCGTACGCGAGAATTTTTAATCAATGGTACCGCGATGAAAACCTGCAAGACTCTGTT